GAAATTAGGGAGAAACCTTTATGGGCAGTCGTAATATTAATCGTAGTTATGTATCTCTTTGGCTAGTCCTTTTCTCACTGAGTATCGCAGGATGCAGTTTGCCAAAATTAAAGAGCAGTCTGATAACCGGGGCAGCGACTACCGCAGTTGTTGGTGCAACGAGTGCCTTGACGGGGGGTGCGATTGTACCAGCACTAGCCGGGGGAGCAACGGCTGTAACTGTCTCTGCGGTGAGTGCGCCGGAGCCGATTAAAGGTGAGCCAATTGCAGTCACAGCAGACACCGTTGTTCAGGAAGCGCCGGATAATTTCTTCACACTGTTGGGTCGGCTCGTCGGAATGGGCGGATGGTTATTAGGCTTAGTTCTGTTACTTCCAATGGTGATCGGGTGGATCATACCGGGGCCGCTACAGAAGGTGAAGAAGAAACGCTAGTAAGGGTAAAATGGCGGGATATTATACAGTATTCTGACTGGACTACCGCAGATAAAGTAGAGTGCCCGGAGATGGAGTCGGTTGGCTGGTTGGTGTCGCAAGATGAAGACACTGTTAAGATCGCCACCACTCTTGACCGGCATGACTCATTGGGCGAGCATGAGGGTGCTATGACTTACTACGGGATTCTTGCTTTTCCCTCTGGCTGCGTTCTTTCATGCGTTCCGCTGCATACTGTGACAAACTAATCCCTTCCCTCTTCTCAAACGCCTCTTCCCATAATGCTCCAGATGGTGCTACCTGACCGCGCCTTACCCAACAGTATCTTGCGAAGCACAGCCTGCGGTGTTCCTGATCGGCTTCCCACTTCTCCCTCCAATTACTGTAATCTCTCATCTAAATCTTTGATCTTCATAACATACATATCTCTATGCGTTGTAAATGCCGGTGGGTCTGGGTGACCCTTCGGCCAGAATGAAGACTCTTCAAAAAATTGTTCAGCGTTTTTATAACCGCAAAGCCAGATGTGTAGCAGATCACTATAATTCCCACCGCTATCCCTATCCGAATACTCCATGCTTAGAAAAGCATATATGTCCGGCTTTTGGTGTCGGGATGTCGCTGCTATGTTGACAGTGTAATTGGGTTGTGGTTGGACAGCGCGACGCTTAGTTTTAACCTCAATCTTTTGCCCCTCATAAATCAGGTCATAGTCCTTATGATCTAATAACTCTACGCCAAGATGTTTCGCCAGTGCTAATTCCCCCAGCCTGCCCGCGTGGTTACCCCTCCCTTTTGTAATTGAATTCTTAATTCCCCCAAGATCACTCGCCCACTGCGATGCTTGGTCTATCATTTTCTGATTGAACTTTAGTGATTGCATCTATAGCCTCTTCTATTGTGCATTTGAATAGTTCCGTGCCACAATCGGTGTGGCCTAACGTCCTAAGATTAAAGTGGTTCAATAGTGTGTGTATCGATTGCTCTGCCTTGTACGCCTCTCCGAACCAGAACTTATCCACCAACTCAGACCTACCAAATCTTCTAGCACTAGACATGATGTCAGGGATTCCGTTGGGAAAGGTCTTACCGATTTTGATTATGGATGGAATATCTGGATTACGAACAACGTATACCCAGCCTTCCGATACCGCCTCACCCACAACATTGGAAATTTCTCGCTTAGTCATTGGCGTTGATTGTCCGAATTCAGATTTTAACTTAGGTTTTATTTCTACTACATTTCTATCTAGTAGGGCAAAAATCTCGTCACGCTCTGCCTTAGTCATAGACCTAAATATATCCCGTGAGCCAACCAATTTTTGAGCGGCAGATATTCTGGCATTGTGGGGTTTCGAACGGTGATGCATACACTGGCGACACATTGGTTGAAGTCCATCACGACTGGATGTTCCAAACTCACCAACTGGAACCATGTGATCCGGGTATTTATCAGCACACTCCCAATGTCCCTTATGTCCGGTACACCTCTTAGTTTCGTTCACGCCTTTTCACCTCATTGATGATTGCTTGATCTCTTTCTTCGGGAGAGTCGAACGGCCCTTTGCAGCAGAGATAAGTCTTCTTGTCTGAAGAAAGGAGAAACCACAAAGAGCCATCCGGTTGTTTGTATCTTTCGCATCTGTGTATTCCGTCGTCAAGGTATCCGTGATTAAATGAGCCACCGCGATACCATGTGATCTTCACTTACGTTTCTTACTGAGAACCTTTAGCCTTCTTCGCAACCTTTGGGATGCTAGGAATGCATCAAAGTCTAATTCGAAATTCTCCGACTGGACACACTGAAATTTACCAGTCTTCTTGTCGCACCGCAAGATGTATGCGGAGTCCACTGGCCTACCCTCTATATCTTCTAAGGCTTTGGCATAGGCCGCCACCTGTAGATAATACTCAGGATACACAGCCTTGGAAGTCTTCCAATCTATCACAGAATACTCCCCATTGATGGTCGCCACAGCGTCCACCGTACCGGCATATTTATGGGTTCTATGGTAGACTTTTTGCTCTGCGGAGTGCCATTCCACATCATTCTCCGAAACCCATGATCTGAACGCCTCTATTGCCTTCTGAGCCTCTTTCTGCTGAGGCATAGGGGGTGGGTCGCCCCCCTCAAGTTTCCACCTTATAGCGCCTTCTACCCACGCATGGGTGACGGTGCCAATATTGATGGCTGAGGTTGAAGTATTTCTGTATGCGCCCTTTACTCCCTTGGAGAGAAAATCAATTCCCACACTTTTTGTGTGGTAATTATCCCGCTCAGTATCATAGAATAAATTCTTCGAGAGCCACTCGACTCCTTCTTTTAATGCCCAAGGAATTAAGCCGGGTTTGGAGATCACATCCATCGTTTGAGTGACGGATGTAATCAGCTCATCCTCTATCCTGTAGGAATGGAGTCGGTCATCAAACCCAAGCTCGATGACCTCCCCATCATGGTACTCAATTTTCAAAACGGAATGTTATCGCCTTCAACACTTCGATTGACATCACCGCTGGAAGCAGCACCGTTGTAAGGCCGTTGCAGCTGGCCTGAGAGATACTTCTTGCCACCCTTGGAGACATTCTCCCAAAGGGCAACTTTGATTTCCTCTCCGTTCCAGAGAGCCGTACCGGTTAAGTCCGGGCGTTTATCGTTCCCATCCTTATCGTTTGTAAATAACACTATCGTGTCAGGTTTCATGTCCATTATACGTTCCTCACGTTTTTGGAATGTTTAGGTAGACAGGATGTCATACCATTCTTTCTAGTCGAGCAGAAGCCTGCTGAGTTCTCCAGATTTCAATCTTGAGTTCAGCCTGCTTCAATTCCCAACGTAACTTCTCTTCATTAGATATCGCAGCAGCGATACCCTCATTTGCAACGGCAACAGCCGACTGCACCGCAACCCAATGCTCCTTATCCGCCACAGTCCTACCGACCGCTTGAGAGTATAGTAGGGAACGTTGAGTTTTCTTCCACTCCTGCGCTTGAAACGATAACGCTTTCGCAGTAGCGTACTGAGGAGCTGTCTCCTCAATTTTCTGTAATGCATCTTCAATTTCCTTTTCGCTTATCATTAAATAATATTAACCCGTCCTTAAACGCTCTGTCAAGCGTTTGCATAATAAAATAGGGTTGCCAGTTTAACAACTCTACATCTCCATTGTGAATATCAGTATGATGCTCATAACATAACGGCATCACAAAGTAATCACTAGCCTTAAATCCGGTGCCACCAGAAAATGGTGCAAACCTGCCTTTTAAGTGGTGAGCCACTATTGTATCATTCTCTATCTTACAGTCAGCACAAGGAAGGGTTGCCACCCAATCCAGATATTTCCGGCTCTCCACCCTTGGATTCTTTTCAAGTGTCATAAAATGGGAACGTCCGGCCCTACTAGTTCTTGTCTTGCCTTTATATCAGCCACAAGTTTGCCCAAAATATCTTTGACAGTTTCCGCTGCTAGTAGAGAAACGTCACCCTCTTCAATTACTATTCTCATTTCTACAGAACCAGTCCAGTTTGGCTCCTCTATTCTGCTAATTTTTATCATCATGCTTAGTGACAGATGCTATATGAGAAGCACCATATTCACCAACCTGTAACCTAGTAGCATAAGAACATCCCATTAGCATACCAACCAGCAACAACGTAATTAGAATTTTCATTTCACACCCTTCTCTTGTAAAATTTCATTGTATTCCTCCAGTAAAATATTAGCATACTCAATGATTTTATACAAATCCTCTACCGGAGTTCCCTTTTTTTTCCATCTGCTTACATACTTTATTATATTTCCACTACAGAAGT